GGCGATAATGACGCCTACGTAGGAGCAGCCCTCAGCGCCTTCGCCGTCTTCATCCGCCGCGCCCACTGGAAGGTGGATGCGGTAGACGATGCCAACAAGGATAATGGCTCTGCGGAGTTCCTGCAGGAATGCATGGCTGACATGGCCCACAGCTGGCAGACTATCATCGCCACCGCAGCCCGAGCCGTGCCTCAGTACGGATTCCTCCCCCTGGAGCTCATCTACAAGGAACGAGCCGGAGATCACGAAGATGAACGGATGTCCTCGCAGTACGATGACGGCCTCATAGGATGGTCCAACCTGGCTTATCGTGCTCCCGACAGCGTTTTTCATTGGGACTACGATCCCCAGGACGTAACCCGCTTATTGGGTTTCACCCAGCTGGCAGCACCGGATTACAAAACCACATTCATCCCCATCCAGAAGATCCTCCTCCTCAGATCAGACCCCGGCAAGGACTCGCCAGAAGGCCGGTCAGTCCTGCGATCTGCCTGGCGATCTTGGAGGACTAAGAAATATCTTGAAGATTATAGAAATATAATTATAGAGAGAGGTGGCGCAGGAATACCGTGGGCTGAGGTTCCCTCCAACATAGCTGACGCTCCTGCGATCCTCGCCACCAAACCGGACGACGAAGCAGCTCAAGAAGCTTACGCCGCCTGGATCAGCATCAAGGAAAGCCTTGAGAGCATATCCATGCAGGAGCAGCACTGGCTGATTACCCCCCAGGTCTGGGATCAGAACGGGAACCCCACCATCAAGATAGGGTTTCTACAGCCGTCCACAAACGGCGATATCGTCAACCACATAACCAGCTCGATCGAGGCTGAGGCAAAAGCGGTGCTCATGAGCACGTTCACAGAGTTCCTGGCGCTCGGGATGGGAGGAACTGGCAGTCTTGCTCTCAGCAGGGATAAGACGGACAACTTCACGCTAGCAGTCGAAGCCAACTTGCAGAGCTTCCAGGAGTCGATCAACAACCAAGCAGTCAGACGGCTATTCGCCCTCAACCCACATTTCGAGTTCGAGAAGGGTACACCCATGCCCAGGATCGTCTATGATCCTATTGTCCCCATAGCCACCCAGGATGTAGTGGCTATCCTGAGTCTCTTCGAGAAAGCTGGTTGGGATCTATCACAGCAGAAGGGAATACGGGACACCATCATCGACAACCTGGGCTTGCCAAACTATGTGGAGCAGGAGACGAACGACGCTCTGCAGGAACACGGCGACAGCCCGATAGAGAGCCTGCTCGATGGCCAGAGCGCAATAGACGCGATATTGGGTGGTGCAGAATTTGCTCCATCCGGTCGATAGTCTCTCCCCCTGGCTGATCGTCGTTCTATCGCTCCTGGGTGCCCGGCTGGTGTCCAGCGCGACCAGACGCACCCGGAAGATAGGGTTCGCTGTCTGGATGATCAGCAACGGAATGATCGGTTTCGGTTTTTACCAGACAGGCGACGTCCCCCAGGCTCTATTGTTCCTGGTGGGATACGAATACTACAACTTCAGAGGATTTCTGAATAATCGGAGGGAAACATGATTTACGTTCTGACTTATCCCGAGACGGTTTGGGAGAGACTTAAGTTCCACATCAGAGGCATCGTCCCGACCGTACTCTGTGGCGAGATCCGCCAGGGTCCTGGCGTCGTAGAATGCGTTACGGGCGAGGATTCCTGCATCACCATTCCCATGAACCGGGTTATGCAAGTGATTTGGGAGTCGGGCTACAAGAATGCCTTCGAACAGGCCCAGAAAGAGTACTTCGACGGTCTGGCAAAATCTATGGCAGGGATGGCAGTTGCCCCATCTGGATGCACTTGTAGCGAAGACGAAGATGATTGCGATTGCGCCACCGGCCCATATATAGCATCATCCGCCGCAGTGGACGGCTACAACTGAGAGGCCTAAATGCCCAGCTACACCCTCGACCTCGACAGGCGCGTAGATGCGTTGATCGAGCTTATAGACTGCCCGGTGAGGTGGTCGAGCAAAGAGTACGTCCTCTCCCTAGCAGACCATCTCGTGATGCGATGCGATGACATGAGCCGCCCAGATCTGAGCGCTCGTGTCGTGGCGAAGGTAACCGAGATCATATGAACTCCGAACTTCTCTCTCTGATCCGAGCAACCGGCTACTTGTCGGATGCTCCTCTCACCGATCAGCAACGGTTCGACCTGCTCACCTCCCCATTCTGGCGCAGAGCTCGAGCATTGGGCTATGACCTGACAGACTTGCGGCGCAAGCTCTGGCGTGCTGCAGGCCGGCCCGAGTCCTTCCTTCTATCCCAGCTCCCTCTTTCGGAGATCGAGAAGGCGGTGAAGAGCAAGTCTAAGGAAGAGGACCCCAGGAAGAGGATCAAGGAGACCGCTGCTATCATCGCTCTGCTCTACAAGCGAGGCGAGAAGGCGATCAAGGCGGCCATCGACCAGAACCTCGACAACCCGGACAGGCTGAGGGCCCTCACAGACCGGATCAGGCGAGAGCTGTTGGTGAATGCCGCCTCCTGGCTGGGAACTTCCATCCCAGGTCTGTACCTGGCAGGATCTCGTGCTGGGTCACTACAGGGGCCGCATGCTAAGGCGGCTCAGGCGATGGCCACACAAGAGTTCAACCGTTTCAAAGAGACGGATGCCCAGCTGGGCAGACACATAGAAGAGGTCATAGCCGAATCGGAGAAGCGAAGAGTTCAGGCAACACTGGCGGGCAAGAAGGTCGATTACACTGGCCTGAGGGGCCGGGTGATAGGCCACAAGACGATAGACGGAAAAGAGCTGGGGATCGCAGATTACATTCAGATGGTGGCGATCACAGCTGCTAGGAACTCATTTAACGAAGGATCAATCAACCGGGCAGTCGAGCAGAAAGAGGATCTGGTCTTGATTTCTCGTGAGATCAGGCCGAACACCTGCGACGTATGCCGCGAGTGGGCCGGGAAGATTGTATCTATCTCGGGAAAGTCGAAAGAGTATCCTGCTCTTGATACTGCCATTTCACAGGGCCTCCTGCATCCGAATTGCATTCACCACTTATTGCCAATTGATTATCCTGGATCGACCTG